AGTAAGGTGTTTGATATAGGCTAAAGATGTCATTACCATCAAAGGAAGCACCACGTTCTTGTCTGTGTACCTTACCAGCACTATCCCCATGAATTACATATTCATACTGACCTACATAACCACTAGCAACACAGTTAGCTTCAATGCCTACAAGTTGACTATACTCAAAGATACTTTGTTTATTAGCACTTTTACGAATAGCCCCAATTAAAGATAGAGATGAATCATTCTTAAAGAAAAACCTGAACTGTGACTTCTTACGTAGAACAACAATACTAATATCTGTAACCTGTTCTGATAGGTAGTAGTTGTCAAAGATAGACTGGATCTCTTTAGATACAGGTGCTAGTTCAACGTCACCAATCCTATCAGTACCTGAGATAGGACGAATGCCATCTGGGCCTAAGAACAGTAGATCACCACCAAACTCAACAACACTATCAGGTGCAATACAACCTAGATTAGCAGTAACATTCTCAAGTACAAAGTTGGCAATATTATTACCAGTAAGCTTTTTAATATTGTTTGAACCAAATATGTATAGTTCATTACGAAACTTCTTAACTGCAGTAATAGTAAAGCCTACATTGATAACACCAGCACCATTAGCAGGAGAGAAGTCTGTAGCATTTAATGGTGCAGAAAAGAATATGTTGTATGGTTCTGTTGCATCGCCAGCTAGGAATAAGTGTGATGCAAACTCTTCTGAAAACTTAGGTGCAGCAGGTGCAGTGTTAGCTGCAATAGAAGTAAGTTGTACGTAGGTAGTACCATTGTAGATAGCAGCAAGATTAACACCATCAGTAAGTACAATGTTTTCTGTTGCCCAGTTAAAGCTATTAAAACGTACTCTACTAACATTAGTCATGTCGGGTGTGCCAGCAGAAGTAACGGCAACCCAAGCACTAGTAGCTATATCCCAGCGATGAAAGTAGTTATAACCAGAGTTAGGTTTTCTACACGCAAAGATACCATCGTTAAGATTACCATTAACACACACACCAAGTACAGGACCACTACCTTCTACAGTACCGAAGTCATTCTGATATCCACTGATCCTACGATAACCACCAGACAAAGCTGGCTCATAGTTAATCATTCGGATAGCACTACCTGATAGCTGAGATGCTTGTGTTAGTGGATCTACGTTAGTGACAAGGCCACCTGCAGACACAGCAACAAATGTGCTTAGATTATCTGCCATGATTTATAACGCACTGCTTATGACACTTCCAAAGAAGTTTCGTTGAATGATTGTAGAAGTAACATTAGGCTTAATATCCATCACAAGTCTACGCATCATCTTAATGCCATCATCAAATTTCTGTTGGTGCATAGATGCCTGTTGATCATTGGAACGGAAACGCATGATGTAGATCATGGCACCGTCTAGTAGAATATGTTTAAATCTTTCAGGAATAACACATACGTCAGTAGCATTAATCATGTCTTCTGGGTATAGCCAGTAACGGTACTCAATTACATAAGAGTCATCAGGTACAGGAGTAACACCGAACTTATTATCCTGTGTCATATATACCAGTTGTGGGATTGTGTTATTTGCACCTGAGTCTTCATTAGGGCGATGCTTATCAATGTAAGTATCATAGGTAATTAGTGTTAGGCGTTTAGGTGTATTGTTTACAAGTTTCTTTAAATAGAATGTTTCCCAATCTGCACTGGAGTAGTTAGATGGGAATGCATAGGTAGATGTACCTGCAGTTAATGTCTGTTCATAAGTAACTAATGTAAAAGGCCACTCTTGTACTTCTTGCAGCATCTCACGCATAGCTGAGTTAACGGCATCCTTAGCTAGTGCTTGCACGTTACGTGCTGCACTGAAATCTGTTTCGTTAATTGATACTTCATTTAGTCTGCGAAGTAATTCGTTAACAAGATTAATATAGGTAGCCATTTGTCACCTTTATAAAAGATATAAGTGGGCCAGCATATTGCCAGCCCACCTAAGTAGATATTAGCGCAAGTTGTACTTGGCTGTGATCAGAGCTTCAGGACGCAAGATTTTGCGGCCATAGAGGTGCATACCACGAACAATGTCAGCAAAGCTGTCAGGGTCACGATATGTTTCGGTTTTGTTGATTTGCTCAGCAGTAGCAACCGAAGAGTCATGACCAGCTACGATAACACCAAAGTTGTCGGCGTTAGAAGCAGCATTGGTAGCAGGACCAGTACCGATTGTTGGCAAGTTATTGGACACGTGTACACGGAAGCCATGTAGGTTATTCAATACCATACCATTTTGTAAGCCAGCACCGCCGAAGTCAGCATTCAAAAGACGAGAGTCTTCATCACGCAAGATTTCCATGAACACTGGATCTACGACCAACCAACGACCTGTAGTTGCTACGTTAGCTTGGTCCATCTTACGGGCCATACGAGCAATCAACTGAAGTGGGTTTGCTTCACCAGCAGTCGAAGGAACGCCAGTTGCACCACCAGTACGTGGCGACAATGCTACTGAAAAGTCTACAGTACCAGCATTGAAGTCAAGACCAGATAGTTTGTTGGCAGCAAGCAATTCGTCCGAACCAGCAGTTGTGTCAGCTTTAGTACCGTTAACAGTAGTGTTAACAGTGTCTGGCGAGGTGTGAAGTGCAGACTGTTTGTAGCCAGATAAGTAGCCAAGAACGTCTTGGTCAAACTGGTCAGCCAAACGGTAAGCAGCACGATCCGAAGCCAAGGCTTGGAAGTTTACATGCGAATGAGCCTCCTCAATATCGTCAACTTTAAAAGCAAAATAGTTAGCTTTGTCTACAGTCAACGAAAAGTCTGCATCAAGGATGTCTTGTGGTGCAATAACAGTACCACGAGCATATGCCGATACAGAGATTTCAGGCTCTTTGATGATCTTTACAGAGTCACCCATGTTGGCGATTTCGCCAAAGTAATCTGAGTTAGTGATAGCTTCAACAATAGATGCTTTGCGGAATGCAAGTTGCACCTGTTTGCTGTAAATAACTGGTGAGAAGTTGCCATTAGGCAAGTTGCCCCAGCCACTAGCGGATTGAAATGCCATTTTGTTTCTCCATGCTTTTCAATACAGATGCAAATATACAATTACTTGTATAGAGGCTGATTGTACTTAGGGTGCGCTTTAAATAGTATCGGCCAACACTATCATATACGGGCCATGACGGATCAGGTTAGTCTAAAAGACCATTGATATTTGCGAATTTAGTGAGGTTTAGTTTAAAGTGAGTGGGTGCATACTAAATATGGGCCACTCACTTTTATCATAACACTAGTTATACTTAGGATAAACTAGTTGTCAATAGCTTTTATCTAGCATTTCCAGATATATCGTAAATAAATTTACCTGAACGAATAGAGTCCATGATCTCATCGGCTCGTTTCTCGTACTCTTGTGCAGACATTTTAGAAACTTGTGACTCACGAATGTGTCCTTTAGAATCATTTTCATTTGGTCTACTACGTTCTGATCGTGTATTCACAGAACGTGCGGCATCTTTATTAGTCGAAGGTTTCTTTGTAGTAATACCACGATCTGCTTTATACAGGTCAATAGCACGGGCAGCGGAACGAGCATCATTATCATTATCGTATAATGCTTCTTGAATCCACTTAGGTTGTTCTTCAGCCCAAGTATGAAAGTCGTCGTCTTCACGAATCTTATCAAAGTCAGGGTGTAGCTGCATTAATTCAACTTGTGCTTTTTCTTTAGTGGCACTAGCTTTCATTTCATCAATAACTTTAACTCGTTCCTCTAGGTCAGCAGATTGTTCACGTGCTTTCTTAATGGCAATAGTTTCGATGATAGCTGCAACATCAGGGTATTCTTTAGCCCAAGCCTCAATGTCTTGATCAGACTTAGGTAGTTTAATTTCACTCTTAGTGCTACTAGACAGTTGTTTTTCTAGTGCAGAGATACGAGATTGTAATTCATTTTCTTTTAGCTGGGTATGTCTACGAAGATCACCATACCGTTTCTTAAAGGATTTATCTTCAGCAGATACAGGATCATCGTCTTGCTCTACTTCTTCTTCTTGTCCTTCACCACGTTGCTTAGCCATTAACTCTGCAAGTTCTTCTTCTTCACGTTGAATACGTTCCGCATTAGAATACTTACGATTTCCGAAAGCAGTAGTTTTCTGTGGTGTCATTTCACCAGCCATAATAGTATCGTTCATTTTATTTCTTTCTTACTGGGGCCACCGTGGCCGTGTTGGACGGGGGATGAGTAGCCAGCGGATTTGGAATTACTGCATTGGTCTAGCAGCAAGTCCTTTTCTAACTGGAGCAGCAGCAACAGGTGCAGTAGCTTCAGCAGGAATTTCGGTAGGTGTAGTAGGTGAACCTAAGCCTGTAGGCATAGGTGTTGTTGCTTCTGTAGGTATATTATCTTGTGCAGAAGAAATACCTTGAATCATTTCAGGACCAAGAACTTTGCCCAGTAATTGAGCTTCTGGTGTTTCAGTAAAAGCACTAACCATTTTCTTTTCTTCATCGGATAGATTAGCTATACGAGAATTTACTTGAGATAGATAATCATTAAAACTTACTTCTTGTTCCATTATACTAGTTCTCCATTTTGTTTACAAGACATATTATGTACATAACCAATCAAAGAACAGATAGAACCGCCAATAAACATAATAGCTTTTCCTGAAAGATTTGGTTTATATTCTTCTGGTTTTAGTTTATGTGCCATCTCACTTGCCCATGCTTTTGTGATAGGCCACATTATAGCACGTAATGTACGGGCAGGTAAAGTGTTTGTTTGAATAAACTTAGCAACTGGAACAGCCCAAAGTCTATAGCCTTTAACCATAGTAGGATTAGTTTTTTCTAGGCTTTTACCGAAGACATCATCCAATGCCCAGATATCATCTGGTAGGTATCCAAGATTACGGAAGGCTGTACACACAGCAGACTTATCTGCTTTTTCTTTGCCACCGTTATCATTAGTTCCAGTTTCTTTATATTGCCCTGTTTTTGGGTCTTTTACAACATCAACTGTACCTGTTCCAAGGAAACCTGTTTTAGAATATAAGCTACCATCGGCATTAGAAAATACAGTTCTATTAGTACCCTCTGTTCTAGCTGCAGTACCAGTAGGATTACCGTCATTATCTCTATCTCTGTCATTAACAACAACGCCAGATAGAACACCAGTTTTACCTTTTTGTTCTACTCCAGAAATTTTACCTGCAGTAGATACCATGTTATTAACCGTAGTACCTGTGTAACCTTTTTCACTATACTCTGCTGCAACACCATCTCGTTTCTTTTGAGCAGCAATGGATGCATTCATAGCAGCCGTAGCTGTTGCATTTATTGATTTTACTGCAGATGGAGTAAGGCCAGCCGTTCCTTTAGAAAGCTCTTTTGTTTGGGCCACAACACTTGGGTCAACCGTAGGTTCTTTATACTCACCACCTTTTGCTGCTTCTTCAAGGGTAGAAGGTCTATCTGTAAATAGCCTTGATAGAAAAGAACTATTAGAAGCATATATGTCTGATAGAGCTTTCTTTTGTTCTGGCTCCAAAGTTGGATTATTAAACTGATTTACTAGTGCCGCATCTAACTTTCTATTTTGGTGTGTACTTGCAGCACCAACAAATAGACCAATGCCAGGAATAGCACTAAATATACCCATTGCTGTTTTTGCCGCAGGGCTAGTAATCTCCGTTCCAACTTCAAATAATTTATCGTAACCTATGTTATCCCAATCTATGCCTTTTTTAGCTGGCATACTATCTTCAATAGCTTTACCACGACCCTCATTATTTTGCGTAGGTGCTGTGGGGGCTTCTATAGAAGGTGCTACAGGTGCAGGTGCAGCAGGTGCTTCGTCTACTCTAGTATACCCAACAGGTACATCATACAAAGGATTACCTAAACCATCTAAAGGAATTTCCATTGTTTCCCCTGCAGCATTAGTGTATTTACCCATCTTAGTGCTAGGTGGCAATCCATCTTTTGTTCCAAGAACATCCTGTTGCTTTGGTAGTACAGGAGTAGTAAAGCCTTCTGGCATTTTATAAGTAAACCCACCTTGAGGTGCTGCCTGTAAATTGTACTGAGGCATAGTGGTATTAACAGTAGGATTAACAGGTGCAACTGGAGCAACGGGTGTACCAAAGGTAGAAGCAGGGGTATATGAAATACCTGTGTTACCTGTAGTAGTAGTACCTGTAGCAGGATTATATCCACCTACTTCAAAGTTACGAACATAACCACCATTAGCATATTCCATGCTATTGCCTTCTTCGTCCTCTACTTCAAGGTCTTCCATAGAGAAGGGCATGTCGTCTTCCATAGTAGCTTCATCAGAGTTACCCATCTGACCCATAGATTCCATCTTAGCTAGACCAGCCTTAGCTACGTCACGCATTTTCATAATGTGTGCAAGGCCGTAGAAACGTACTACATCTGCAGGAAGGACAAACTCACCTTCACTTAATTTAGCATCAATGTCATCCCGTACTTCTTCTTTCAAAGAACCTGCAGGAACATCGTTACCTGATACCTCATCTACAGAACCGCCTTCATCTTTAAGACCACCATCTGCAAATAGTTCCATTTGTTTCCCTAGCATAGGAGTACCACCTTTGTTAAATTCTAAACTCTCACTGCGTTTACGTGCAGCAGACACGGCTTCTTTTACAGTATTATGTGTACTAGTAGGTGAGATCTTACCTGATTCTAACATAAGAATCAGTGTGTCATCGTCGTATTGTACACCACTATGTATACTTGGGACGTTAATCCATTTGTCTTTATATTTAATTGTAGTAGACTTTTCAGACACCATTTCGCCTTCAGGTGTTTTGTATACATCCCGACCTGCTTGGGTTTTCTTACCTGTTCCTGTGCCTACTTTTTTATCAGCCATTGGCGTTTATCTCATCCCTTAGTTTCTTAATCTTACGTAGAATATGTACTGCGCCTTGTGACCTGTGTAATACTGCAACATCACCAGACTGTTCCATAACACGATGTTGCTCTTCAATTAAAGCATCAAGGTAATTACTGAGGTGTTCCCATTGCTGGTGGCTGTTGACCAGCCATTTGAGTTTGCTGAGAAGCTCCTTGTGCATTGCCACTAAATCCTTGTTCTTGAGGTAAAGGTACTTGACCTGTTCCGATTGTACCACCACCTGCGCCAGAGGTATCCATAGCATCAGCACCAGCAGGTGCACCACCTTGTTGTGGTTCTGTTGATTGGAAACCTTTCATGAGTTCTGCTTGTATCGCTGCTTCATCCACGTTATTTGTAACTTTGTCTGGATCAAGTTCAAGCGACTTAGCAATCTCACGAATAATATACTGGAACTTTGCAAAAGGTGCAAGGGCTGGACTAGAAGCAATTTGAAGAAACTGCATTAATCTTTGGCTACGTACTTCGTTAGCCATTAGACTTTCAGTACCACGAGCCTTAACTTCAAGATCACCCTTAATGGATTTATCAAAGTCAAACTGCATGTTGAATTGGAATAGACCCTCACCTAGTGGGCGAAGCAAGTAATCGTCTACGTTCTTAATAACATTCTTAACACCACCACTGGCAGCATTCATTAGCATAGAGATACCAGAAGCTGTACGACCTACACCACTAACACCTGTCTGACCATGTGCGAATGAAGGGAAGCCAGTGCTTTCATCTGCAAGGACACGAGCCTTGTCAAACAACTGCAAGTTCTCTTGTGATACGTTAGGAAATTTAGTACCGAAGATAGCTTGGCCAGGAGCACCACCTTGCCTACGGAACACTTTGCCAGGATATACTGATAAGTCTTGGCCAGGAACTAGGTTAGTTTCATCAATCTCAATGAGTAGATTACCAGACATTACAGCATTGTCAACTGCCATTCGCATAAAGCCATTCATCAAAGTTTGTGTGTCATCCATATTCTCTGCAATACCTACACCAAAGAAGCTGTAAGGATTAAGTTCATAGGGTGCAGCCATGTAAGGAATGCGAGTAGGTTTGAATGGGTTTAATACCATACGAATAAGTTTACCGTTACAAATCCATACATTGGCCTGTAACTCATCTGCTTCTTTTAATTCAGATGGAATGTCTACTTCATTATCAATAAGCATCTGAGTATCAATAGTACCCCAATACTCTAATACCTCAAAACGATCAATGCCATGCTCTGGTGCATAGTCAGATAGATCATCTTCCCAGTACTCTTTAGTGTAGTTCTCACCCATAGCAATGGCTTCTTCAATAACTTTGCTACGGAAGAAGGGACGTTTTCTCAAAGCACGAAGTTGTGTACGAGAAAGTTTATGCCGTTCAATTACATATTGCGCATCATCCATATTAGCTGCGTCTGGATCTGGATAAAAATTCCACACAGATACATGTGAAACCTGCGGTACAGTCTTAATAGTCGGATTATATGTTCCATCATCTTCCCAGTTTGGGTATTCTTTGTCAACAGCAAATGGGCCTTTCATAACGCCAGTGCCAAATAATGCCATTTCAAATGCCGTGCTACGTAGATGTTTGTTAGCACTGGATTCTTCTAGTTGGTCATGTATTTTTTTCTGCATCTTCTTAGCAGCAACCATAGCTGGACTAAAGGTAATTGCAGTAGGAGTTTTACCTACGCCTTCTTTTAAATTATCAAGACCTTCTAGCTCTTTAGTTAAGGGGCCAAGCTTTTCTTGTAGAGATCTAGCTGTGGCACCTGCTGGTAGTTTCCTACCATCTTCTCTAAAGCCATAAGGACTTACATTAATATCCCTATCTGCTATTTCTTTAGGTAGCTTAGGGTCAAAGTGAGCATCCTCAACGACACCATCAGGTAGCTCAGTAGGATCAATTGTAATTGGGAATGCATTGTTAGCAAATAGTACGTCAACAATCTGCCCATAAGCAGCTAGTGTTTTAGTCTTAGTTACTTTAATAAATACTCGTGACTTCTCAGCTTCTGTAAATTGTACTTCGGGGCTATACAAACCACGATAGTTACGATAGGCACGTAGCCACCGTAGTTCATCTTGTTTGCGATAGTCTTCTGCCTTCTGATATTTTTCCATAACAAATGGAATAATTTTACTCTCAGCAGTATCCATCAATGTAGAATCATCTGTGTCATCAAGACCAGCAATCTTATCTTCAATGAATGTGTTTTCGTTGTCTGCCATTTATTTTATCCTTAGTACCCAAATGTCGCATCTGCTACACGCATCCCACGGTGAGGTCCACCATTAGGATCATAATCAAATATACTAAACCTTGGTCTGGACATTATACCGTAACGCAAAGCATCATACAAGTGGTCTTCTGAAGTAGTGTCGATGTCTTCAGGATTTCTTTTATCAATAGGTAGAGCAGGTAGTTGTGAAATAATATTTGTACATGAATTAAAGAATACTAGTCTAGCTTCTTCTGTGTACTCATCTATCTGTAGTCTTCTGTGAACTTCGTTCTTACCTGCAACACGAGAACCTTTACTACGATCTGAAGGTCGCCATCTGCAGCCACGATGAATCATTTGCTCAGCAAGGCTAGGACCAGTATCCCCACGTTTATGCCACAAAGAACTATCCAGCACACCGTATTTAATGTTCCCATCGCCAGCCTCAAGTCCAATGATCATATCTGCCAAATCAGTGGCAAGTACTTTAGATACGTATAATTCCCTGTAGACAATAAGCTGTTCGGATGGACTAACAGCGAACCAAACCACACCAGACTTACTGCCATATCCATAGTCACAAGCCCGAAACTTAACCCAATTGTGGGGAATATCGAAAGGCTCAATAACGTGTGTTCTACGGTCAAATTCCGTGAAAGCTGCACCTTCCTTGATATCCCAATCGCCATCTAGTAACTGCCTTCTCTGTTGTTCTGGCAAGGATAGAAGCATAGCCTCATAGTCACCTTGTGCCGCAAGATATGGATTATCACTTAGCCGTGCAGGAATGAATCTACGTTTGAATAGTGGCTTCCCAGCTTTAGCATGACCAGCAGGGTAACGTAAAGTTTCCATAGTTTCAATGTCAGTAGCATCAAAAGATGTATTTGGTACAGAAGGATCAATAAACATCTTCTTAACCCAGTGATGTCCTCTACCACCTGGGTTGGTAGTAGCTCTCATAAACACTGGTAGATCGGGTGCAGTGGACCGTAGACGAGATCTCATGTAGTTCCACGCAAATGGTGTAGGCCACTGGGTTAACTCGTCAAAGCCTATCCAGCTAAATGCCAGACCTTGGTACTTCAAGGCATCGTCTTCTCT